GCCAAGGAGACATACGTCGAGCCGGGGCGCAAGATGAAGGGCCTCGGGTCGCAGAACGAGGTTGGCTCCATCGAACTGATGAAGCCGATGGTGAGCGACGAGGGCGAACTGGAGTACGAAAACGACCTGAGCGAGGCCGAGTTCGACCTCGCCGTCGAGATCGGACCGTCCTTCCGCAGCCAGCGCGAGGCCATCGTGCAGTCGCTGACCAGCCTTATCGCCATCACGCAGGACCCGCAGACGCAATCGGTGCTGCAGGCGATGGTCATCCTCAACATGGAGGGTGAGGGGCTGGAGCAGACGCGCGAATACTTCCGGCGCAAGCTGGTGGACATGGGCGCGCTGGAGCCCGAAGAGAAGGACATGGAGCGCCTGCAAGCCGCATCGCAGGAGCAAGACCCGAACAACACGCTGCTCCAGGCCGCGGCCGAGGAGGCGCTCGCCAAGGCGGCCAAGGCCCGCGCAGACGTGGTGAAGACGGGCGCTGAGAGCGAACTGACGCAAGCCAAGACGCTGGAGACGCTGGCCAAGATTGACAGCACCCAGGTCAAGGACACGCTCGCGGTCATGGACACGCTCGCGGCGCAGCAGCCGCCCGTCACGCCTCCGCGGCCGGTGCTCTGAGGAGAGACACATGGCAGACCAGTTCGCTCCAGGTCAGGTGCGGATGTGGTGGGACCCTAGGCAGGGCATGCGCTCTGCCGTCGATCTCTACCAGCGCATGATAGGCCAGCCGGCCGCGCAGCTCATCGGCGGCGGCGTGCGTGGGATGTTAGGTCTCGATGTGCCAGATTATGGTGGAGCTTTAGGTCAAGAAGCGTACAGAACAGGCCAAGCGATCAGCGTCATGCCAATGGTTGCCGCGCCCGTTGGTTTGGCGCGAGGGATTGCTAAAGTTCCTATTACGGCAGAGCGTTTGCTCAAAGAGCAAAAGTATTACGGACGGCCGATGCAAAATGCTTCTGAGGGAATACTAACCTACATGCCCCCAGAAAAGTTTTTGTCTTTGACAACCGCTGGGACTGACGTACAAGAAAGAGCCGCAAAACTAAAATCTTTCGATGTTGAAAAATTTAACGCCGATTATCTTCCATATTTAGACATTTCTTTTGGTGGTCGCAAGCCTTCTCAAGTGCTTTCCCACGAGGGACGAGCGCGGGCTACGCGGGCCATGATGGATGGTGTAGAGCAAATTCCGGTCGTTATACGCAGCCGTGGACAACTGTTTAGGGCTGTCGATGATTTGCCAAATCAAATCACAAAAGAAAAATCTCGGCTTAAAATTGATATGACTGACGCAGAAAAAGTGGATTTGCTGATGAAAAAAGATTAGGCGTTAGCGTACTCTAAGAATCGGCACGGTGCCGAACGGTTGCCGGCTGACCGCATCAGCCGAGAGGGAAGACGGATGGGAATCAAGATCGAAGTGACACAGCCCGATGGCACGCAAGAGGTGCATGAGGGCAACGAGGACACCACGCCCGAGGCAGACGAGGGCGAGCAGGTTGCGGCGGCTCAGGGCGCACCAGACACGCCTGACCCGTCTCCCCAGGCTGATGCCCCTGCAGCCGCCGCACCCGAACCCGACGAGGTGACAGTCAGCATCGGAGACGATGCCCCGCCAGCCGAGGACGAGGAACGCGCCGCCCCTGAGTGGGTGCGCGACCTGCGCAAGCAGCACCGCGAACTGCAGCGCAAGGTGCGCGAGTACGAGGCCAGGGAGCAGCAAGCCGCGCCGGCAGGCCCGAAGCCCGTCGGCCCGAAGCCCAAACTCGAAGACCACGACTACGACACCGACCGCTACGAGACGGCGCTGGAGTCGTGGTACGCCCAGAAGGCCGCAGCCGACAAGGCCGAGCGCGAGGCGCAGAAGCAGGCCGAGGAGGCGCAGAAGGCGTGGCAGGCCAAGCTCGATGGGTACGGCAAGGCCAAGGCCGACCTCAAGGTGCGCGACTACGACGAGGCCGAGCACGCGGTCATGGAAACCCTGAGCGTCACGCAGCAGGGCGTCGTGCTGCAGGGAGCCGAGAACCCCGCACTCGTCGTCTACGCGCTGGGCAAGAACCCGAAGAAGGCCAAGGAACTGGCCGCCCTCACCGACCCGGTGAAGTTCGCATTCGCCGTCGCAAAACTGGAGGCACAGTTGAAAGTCACTCCCCGCACCAAGCCCCCCGCGCCCGAGCGCAGCCTGCCCGCTGGCACCGCGCCCGTCAGCGGCGGGTCAGATTCGACGCTGGAGCGGCTGCGCGAGGAGGCGGCGCGCACGGGCGACATGACGAAGGTGGTGGCGTACAAGCGGCAACTGGCGGCGAAGGCGCAGGCGAGGGCTTGACGCAGCGGCCGAGTGTGGTACATTCGGCCCAATCGCACCGGGTTTCGCCAGCCCTGAAATGGCAGTAGCGACCAGATCACGAGTGGCCGCCCGACTCTCGACGGGGTGAGTAAGCAGGCGCGGCAGTAGCCGCAATCGTTCACTCATTTCTAGGAGCCCACACCGTGGCAAACAGCTTCTCAAAGGAAGAGCGCGTAGCGTTCGAGAACATCCTCGAAGGCTTCCAAGACGCGCTGGTGCTGTCGCGCAACGTCGCCGTGTTCAACACGGATCAGACGATGATGGAGCGGACCAACAACGTCATCTGGCGTCCGCAGCCGTACATCTCCGTGTCGTATGCCGGCACGGACATGAGCGCGAACTTCGATGACTACACGCAGCTCACCGTGCCCGCGACCATCGGTTTCGGCCGCTCGGTGCCGTGGGTCATGAACGCCACCGAACTGCGCGATTCGCTGCAGGAAGGCCGTCTGGGTGACTCCGCGAAGCAGAAGCTCGCCAGCGACATCAACGTGGCGATCATGAACGTCGCCGCGCTGCAGGGCACCGTGTTCGTCAAGCGCACCGCTGCCGCGTCGGGTTTCGATGATGTGGCCGAAATCGAGGCTGCGTTCAACGAGCGCGGCGTGATGCCCGAAGACCGCAACCTGGCCCTCTCGACCCGTGACTACAACGGCATGGCGAGCGATCTGGCCAAGTCCACCCGCTCGTTCGGCAACGACATCTCCGACACCGCCTATCGTCGGGCGTTCGTGGGTCGCGTGGCGTCGTTCGACACCTACAAGCTTGACTACGCGCTGCGCAAGACCGCTGCCGCTGGCGGTGCCGGCCTGACGGTCAGCACGCTGCCGGCTGGGGGCAACTTCTGGGTGCCGAAGGCAACCAGCGTTGCGGCCACTGGCGAAACGTCGAACGTGGACAACCGCTTCCAGACGATCACGGTGTCGAGCACCACGAACGTCGCGGCTGGCGATGCGTTCACCATCGGCAACGTGTTCCAGGTTCACCTGATCACGAAGCAGTCCACCGGCCTGCTCAAGCCCTTCCGCGTGATCTCGGTGCCGAGCGCCACGACCCTCGTGATCTCTCCCCCGATCATCTCGGCGCAAGGTGGCTCGGACGCTGAACTGCAGTACCAGAACTGCGTCATCCCGACGACCAGCGGCACGGCTGCGATCACGTTCCTGAACACGGCTGCGGGTTTCATGAACCCCTTCTGGCAAAAGGACGCGCTCGAAATCCTGCCGGGTCGCTACGCTGTGCCGACCGATGCCGGTGCGGCCGTGATGCGCGCCTCGACGGACCAGGGCATCGAACTGGTCATGACGAAGCAGTACGACATCAACACGATGAAGACCAAGTTCCGTCTGGACACGCTCTACGGCGTGGTCAACAAGCAGCCGGAAATGTCGGGCATCGTGATGTTCTCGCAGCCCTGACCGCTGACTAGGAGCAAACGAAATGAGCAACATCATCGCAGTCAACGGCCGCGCGACCGTCACCGTCCCGGCCAACGAGTCCATCGCGGTCTACACGCAGGGTCAGGCGCAAGTCTCCCGCGTGCTGGGCTACCCCAACTACCCCGACCAGACCACGCTGCTGGGCACGGTTACCAACGGGCAGACGGTCTTCGGGACGTATGCCTCGGGTGCCACCATCGTCGTGGAGTCGGTCGGCTCGCAGCCCGTGCTGTACGAGGTGGGAACCGTTCCTGTGGTCACGCAGTGGCGTCTGAACTATCAGGTCCAGGGCGCTCCGACCGACATCGCTGACGGCGGCTCGATGATTGCCACGAACGCGGCGCTTCTGTCGGGTATCGTGACCGCAACCCCGACGACTGGCCGCAACATCCAGCTGCCGACCGGTGCGAACATGGATCTCGGAACCGAGTTCCTCGTGGGCGACAGCATCGACTGGTCGCTGATCACGCTCGCTGCGTTCGCGCTGACCATCACGGTCAACACCGGGCACACGATTGTCGGAGCGGCAGCCACGGCAGCCACCTCGGGCAGCGCGGCTCGTTTCCGTACCCGCAAGACGGCGGCCGACACGTTCGTGACCTATCGTCTGGCCTGACCGCAGACGCACGCGGGCGGTTAGGGTTGGGAGTTCCCGGCCGCCGCCCGCGTTTTCATATCTGGAGACTGAGATGCCGTTGAAGCAGGGTTACTCGAAGGGCACCGTGTCGAAGAACATCTCGATGGAGATGAAGAAAGGCATGCCCCAGAAGCAAGCCGTTGCCGTGGCGCTGTCCACTGCCCGCAAGGCCGCGATGAAGGCTGGCAAGCCGAGCAAGGGTCCGGGGCCTGCGCCGAAGGGCAAGAAGTGAAGAAGCCTCCCGGCCTGTACGCGAACATCGCAGCCAAGCGCGAGCGCATCGCTGCCGGCAGTGGCGAGAAGATGCGCAAGCCTGGCGCGAAAGGAGCGCCGACCGCTGCCGCGTTCCGTGAGTCGGCCAAGACCGCCAAGAAGGGCAAGAAATGAGCAAGATCGCCGTCTACCGCAGCCCCGGCCCGCATTGGGGGCCTCCTGGCAAGACGTTCGACTGCACGGGCGTGGAGCCCGAGCATCTTGCGCAGGCCATTTCCGATGGCTGGCACGAGTCGTATCTGGCTGCGCTGGGCCTGGAGCCCGTGGACGCGCCGGCTGTCGAAGTGCAGCCCGATCCCGCAGACGACGCCCCGCCAACCCGCGCCGAAATGATGCAGCAGGCCGAACTGCTGGGCCTGAAGGTGGACCGACGCTGGGGCGACGAGACGCTGCTGGCGAAGATCAACGCCGCGATGGCGGCCGAGCCAGCGGCCGACGATCCGATCTGATTCGATCTTTCAACTTCTCCGGGGAGTGAGAAATGCCTGATCTTCTGAAGAGTTTCAACGGCGTCCAGCGCCGTGAAGTGGACATGGGCGACGGCACATACGCCGAGCAGGTGGCGATGGGTTTGCCGACCACCGTGTCTGATGTGGTCGGGCGCATGAAGATCAGCCGCCACCAGAACATCTACGAGGCCGACTTTGAGTACGGCCCGCAGGCGTTGCGGTGGGAGACGCTGACCGCAAACGGTGGAACATCGGTACATCTTCCCGGCCAAGGCGGCGTGCGCATGCGCGTGCCGACGACCTCTGGTGCAGTGGTGATCCGACAGTCGCGTCCGTATCACCGCTACCAGCCCGGTAAGACGATGTTCATGGCGTCGGCCATTCAGCTTGGGCCGGCGCTGGTCAACAACGTGCAGAGGCTCGGCTTTTTCGATGACAACAACGGGGCCTTCATCGAGCAGACCGGAAACACGAGCGCGAACCCGCCTGGTATGGCCGTGGTCGTTCGCAGCGACATCAACGGCCTGCCTGTGGACGCCCGCATCGAACTGCCGGATTGGAACGGCGACCGTGGAGTGATTCGCAGCCTGGATTGGAACCGCATCCAGATGGTCTTCGTGGAATACGCCTGGTACGGCGCTGGCGCTGTGCGCTGGGGCGTGTTCATCGAGGGGCGTCCTGTCACGCTGCACCAGATCGGCTTCGGCAACCGCACAAATCAGGTTTTGCCGTGGGCGCGCACCGGGAATCTGCCTGTTCGCTACGAGCAGCGAAACACCGGCACCATCTCTGCGCAGAACGACATGATCCATTACGGCGTGTCGGTGCTTGTTGAAGGCGGCGTCGATGACCAGCGCGGGTTCACCTACGCATACGGGCCGTCCTCGGCCGCGCCGCGCCGCACCGTAGCTGCGGGAGCCGCCCGATTCCCCATCCTGAGCTATCGCGGTCGCCCGATGGGAACCATCGAGTTCACCGAGGCGAGCGGCGCTATCACTGGCACGCCAACGACGACCACGATGACGGTGACCGGCACGCCGTTCACGGCCAGCGCGCTCATCGGCAGGATGGTGTACTGGCCGACGCTGAATCAGGTTGGCCGCATCACGGCGAACACGAACAACTCGATCACCTACGTGGACAACGTGCTCGGCGGCCCCGTGACGTCGGCACCGACCGCCGGCATCGCGTACCAGATCGGGCTGATCAACCGTGGCCAGATGCTGCCGAGGCGGCTGCAACTGACCAGCGATCAGCCTGTGCTCGTGGAGATCTACATGTCTGCCCCTCCGGGATCGGGTGGCGGGCCTGTGGCGCTCACCGGGGCGAATTTCGTGGCACTGAGCACGCTGGGATCGCAGTTCAGCTTTGCCGAGCGGGATGTGTCGGCCACGGCGTTTACGGGCGGCGAGAACGTCTATAGCCTGTTCGTGCCGGCAAACAATCCTGTGGACAACTCGCTCGACAACCTGCTCGCGCTGGTCAACACGATCCGAGGCGACCGACCTGACATCCTGACGGTCGCAGTGACGAACCCCGGCGCGTCGAATGCGGCTGTGAGCGTGCAGATCATCGGGCAAGAGGCGATGTCTTGAGGTCGGCATGAGCTACACCAAGCGCCAATTCGTGGAGGAAGCCTTTGCCGAACTCGGCATGGCGAACTACACCTTCGACCTCCAGCCGCAGCAGCTCGACACCGCGCTGCGCCGGCTGGACACGATGATGGCGACCTGGAACGCCAAGGGCATCCGTCTGGGATATCCGCTCCCGAGCAGCCCGCAGGACAGCGACCTCGACACCGAGACGCAGGTGCCTGACAGCGCCAACGAGGCCATCGTGGCGAATCTGGCCATCCGCATCGCGCCGCAGTATGGCAAGACGGTGCAGATCGACACCCGCACCACGGCCAAGCTCGGATACGACACGCTGCTGGCGCGAGCTACGTTCCCTGCCGAGCAGCAGTTCCCTCGCACGCTGCCGCTGGGCGCGGGCCAGAAGCCGTGGCGCTACGACACGCCGTTCATGCCGGGGCCGGTCGATCCGGTGCTGGCCGGCCCGGACGGACCCATCGAACTCTACTGAGGCCGCACCATGCCGCTGATCAACCAACTCCCGGTGCTGTCGCAGCTTTCGAGCGGCGACCAGTTCGCCGTCTACAACACCGCCAACGGGGACGCGCGGCGCGTGTCGGTGAACGCGCTGCTGCAGTATTTCCAGCAGACGTTCGCCGCGCCGACGATGGCAACGTCTCTGTACGTCCCCACGACAGGCTTCTCGATCTCGCTGCCCGCGCCGACCACGCAGGCGCTGTGGGTGCTGCTGCAGCCCGCTGGCACGCTGGCCACCGGCACGATCACGCTGCCGCTCAACACGGGCGTGGCCGATGGCACCGAGATTCTGCTGACCAGCACTCAGACCATCACCTCGCTGACCGTGGCCCTCAACGGCGCAACGGCTGCGTTCGGTGCCCCCACGACGCTCGCGGCGGGTGGGTTTGCTAGGTTGCGCTGGTACGCCGCAACGAACTCGTGGTACAGGATTGGGTAGGCGATGGCGAAGACACCCGCCTGGCAGCGCAAAGAAGGCCAGTCGGCCAGCGGTGGCCTAAACGCCAAGGGTCGCGCGTCTGCCAAGGCGCAGGGCATGAACCTGAAGCCACCCGCGCCCAACCCCAAGACTGAGAAAGACGCCGCGCGTCGGAAGTCGTTCTGCGCTCGCATGGAGGGCATGAAAAAGAGGCTCACCAGCGAGAAGACCGCCAAAGACCCGAATTCTCGCATCAACAAGTCATTGCGCGCCTGGAACTGCTGATGCCCGCCATCCCCATCGTCAGCGGCATCTACACCGACAACGGCCCGGACATCCGGGTGTCGTTTCCGGTGAACATGATGCCCGTGCCCAAGGGCTCAGGCGTGAGCCAGGAGTACCTGCGCCCGCACGATGGCGTGGTGGAACTGGCGGCCGGGGCTCCGGGTGCGGATCGCGGCGGCATCGAGTGGAACGGCGTCTGCTACCGGGTGATGGGCACCAAGCTCGTCACGGTGGCGGCAGGCGGCGCGATCACGGTGCTGGGCGATGTGGGCGGGACGGGCTACGTCACGTTCGACTATTCGTTTGACCGCCTGGCCATCGCCAGCGGCGGGAACCTGTTCTACTGGTCGTCCACCCTCGGCCTCATCCAAGTCACCGACCCCGATCTCGGCACGGTGCTCGATGTCGTGTGGGTGGATGGCTACTTCATGACCACGGACGGCGAGTTTCTGGTGGTCACCGAACTGGCCAACCCGCTGGACGTCAACCCGCTGAAGTACGGCTCCAGCGAGGTCGATCCTGACCCCGTGGTGGCGCTGCTCAAGTCCCGCAACGAGGTCTACGCGCTGAACCGGCACACCATCGAGGTGTTCGACAACATCGGCGGCAGCCTGTTCCCGTTCCAGCGCATCGACGGTGCGCAGATCATGCGCGGCACCATCGGCACGTTCTCCTGCTGCGTGTTCGGGGACGAGGGCATCGCGTTCCTCGGCAGCGGGCGCAACGAGGCCCCGAGCATCTACCTAGGGGCGAACTCCAGCAGCGTGCCGCTGGCCACGCAGGACGTTGATCTGTTGCTGCAGACCTACACCGAGGCGCAGCTTGCCGGTGTGAAGCTGGAGGCCCGCTTCGACCGGGCGCACCAGCTTCTCTACGTCCATCTGCCCGACCGCACGCTGGTGTACGACCACACGGCCAGCCAGGCTCTGAGCCAGCGCATCTGGTTCACGCTCACCAGCGACGTGGTGGGCTTCGCTCAGTACCCCATGCGCAACGTCGTGTGGTGCTACGACCGCTGGATCGTCGGCCACCCGAGCGAGCCGCGCGTGGGCTACCTCGACCGCAAGATCAGCACGCAGTGGGGCCAAAAGGCGCGCTGGGAGTTTGCCTGCCCCATCATCTACAACGAGTCCAAGGGCGCGATCTTCCACGAACTGGAACTCGTGGCGCTGCCGGGGCGCGTGACTGTCGGGTCGAACCCCACGATCTCGACCTCGTACTCGACCGATGGCATGAGCTGGAGCCAGGATCGGTTCATCGGTGCCGGCGCCACGGGCGACACCCGTAAGCGCCTGGTGTGGTTCCAGCAGGGCAACATGGAGTCGATCCGTATGCAGCGGTTCCGGGGTGACTCGGACGCGCACATCTCGTTCCTGCGGCTGGAGGCGCGGCTTGAGCCGCTGAACGTCTGATGGCCACGACGCCTCCGCTTCGTCTCAGCCGCCAGCAACTGGCGATGTTCCTCAAGGATCAGGAGCAGATTCGCGCCTTCGAGAACCTGTTCGCCGTGGTCGAACCGCTGGCCCCCGATGTGGTGGCCCAACTCAGCGCGTCGGTTGGCACGGCGCAGGCCGCTGCGGTACAGGCCCAGGATCAGGTGCAGAGCGCCGAGCAGGCGCTGGGCACGATGCTCGCGGTGTGCGAGGCCAAGGCCAACCTGGCGCTGCAGCAGGTGCTCGCGCTCAAGCACATTGCCGACTTCGTGGAGACTGCGCCCGCGCCGCGCGAGTTCAAGCGCAGCCGCTACGGGTCGTTCTACGACACCACGACGCAGACGGCGACCGTGATCAACACGGCCACCGCGATCACGTTCAACACGACCGATCTGTCGCGTGGGGTGACGCTTGGCAGCCCGACATCACGCATCGTGGTGGACACCGAGGGCATCTACAACTTCCAGACCAGCATCCAACTGGACTCGACGGTTGCCACTGATGAAACGTTCTACCTGTGGTTCCGGCTCAACGGCGCGGATGTCACGAACTCCGCGAGCCAGGCGCGCGTGCAGGGCAACAACGCCGAGGTGTTCTTGGCGCTGAACTTCTTCTTCAACCTCAAGGCCGGGGATTACGTCGAACTCATGTTCAGCGTCACCAACCTCGGCGTGCAACTGCTGGCCTCTGGCCCCGTGGCCCCTCACCCGGGCATCCCGTCCATTATCCTCACAGTCGCAAACAACATCGGGGGCGTCGAAACATGACCGTAACCGTAGCCGTACTCGTGCCTCCCAAGCAGATGGAGGCCGTGCAGACCACGCAGTACACCGCCACCAACGTGCGGGCCATCATCGACAAGGCCACCGTGACGAACACGGATACCGTGGCTCGCACGTTCTCGGTGAACCTCGTCACCAGCGGCGGGTCTGCCGGGAACTCCAACCTCGTCATCGACACTCGCACCGTGCAGCCCGACGAGACGTACCTGTGCCCCGAACTGGTGGGCCAGGTGCTTGCGCCTGGCGGGTTCATCTCGACCATCGCCAGCAACGCGACCTCGCTCACGCTGCGGGTGTCTGGACGCGAGATCACTTGAGGGGTATGATGGCATCCGCTGAGTCTGTCGGCCGCCAGCAGCCACCGGGAGGTGCCATGCTGCGTGAGAATTTCGAGCAAGTGTTCCGGCTCCCGCCTCCTGCGGTGGAGTGGCTGCTCGCGCTATACGACTGCATCCAGGTGCTCGACGACGTCGCCGATGGCGACAAGGTGGAGCGCGCCGACCTCGACGCGGCGGTCTGGAATCTGCTCTTCGCGCTGCCTGCCTCGCCGTTCTTCCAGCAGCACAGCGCCGTGCTGCTGCCGCTCATCTCGCAGGCGATCCTCAAATGGCAGGCGTCGGACGCAGCCGAGCGGGATGGGAAGGCGTCCGCGATGTCGTTCGCCTGGCGCGCCGGGTACTACGACATTGTGCTCTCGGTGGTCTGCATCTGCCACGGGGCAGCGGCTGCGGTGAAGGCCGCGCCGTTCGTCATGGCGCTCTACGGCGAGAAGTTCGACGCCTACCTGAACGAATTCGAAGGAGGCAGCGATGCCTGATCCAGTAACCGGGTTGATTGTTGGCGGCACCAGCCTCGCCGGCAGCGCCATGCAGTCCCGCGCTGCGGGCAAGGCAGCAAACCAGCAGGCCCAAGCTGCGGAGGCCGGCATCGAGGAGCAGCGCCGGCAGTTCGACGAGGTGCGGCGGTTGCTGGAGCCCTACGTTCAAGCCGGTCAGCCCGCGCTTGAAGGTATGCAGGCCATGATCGGCCTGCGCGGCGCCGAGGAGCAGCAGAAAGCCATCGCGGGCATCGAACAGAGCCCGCTCCTACAGGCCCTCACCCGTCAAGGCGAGGAGGCGATGCTGCAAAACGCCTCGGCCACCGGGGGGCTGCGTGGCGGGAACCTGCAAGGCGCGCTGGCGCAGTTCCGGCCGGCCATGCTGCAGGAGGCGCTCGACCAGCAGTACTCGCGCCTCGGCGGGCTGACCACGCTTGGCCAGCAGTCTGCGGCCGGCGTCGGCTCGGCGGGGATGCAGACGGGCCGCGAGGTAGCGGGCCTGCTCCAACAGCAGGGCGCCGCCCGCGCAGGCGGCACGCTCGGCCGCGCGGCGCCGTTCGCCAACCTGCTACAGATGCCGTTGCAGATGTACGGTATGGGCGTGGGTAGCGGACGGATTCCGTTCCCGGCGTTCGGGGGCGCGCCGACGGGTGCTGGCGTGATTACTGGTGGCAGCGGCATCAGTATGCCTGGAGGCTGACATGGCAATCGGCCCGATCAACTACCAGATGCAAGTGCAGACGCCGTTTGAAAGCGTGCTGCAGGGTATGCGCGTGGGCGCGCAGATCGCTGACATCGAGGCGGCGCGAGCGCAGCAGGCAGCAAAGATCGAAGCCCAGCGGCAGGCGGCGGCGCTTGCCGAGCAGCGCCAGCGGGCGGTGGCCGACCTGTTCGCCAACCCGAACCCCAGCTACGAGCAGACGGCCAACGTGCTGGCCCTGCTGCCGGCCGAACAAGGCAGGCTCATCGCCGACCTGCGCAACCGCATGGGCGACGAGCAGCGCAAGAACTACGGCGCGTTCACGGCCAAGGTCGTTACGGGGCTGCTTTCCGAGCGCCCCGAGGTCGCCCTTCGGTTGATCGAAGAGCGCGCCGCGGCCGAGCAGAACCCCGAGCAGCGCAAGGCGTGGGAGACGATCAAAGGCGTCGCGGAAACCAGCCCCAAGGACGCCGCCGCGATGGCGCGGGCGATGGGTGCGGGGCTGTTTGGCAAGGATTGGTTTGAGTCAATCGGCGCCGTCACGAAGCCGCCCGCGCAAGTTGTCTCGACGCCTGACGCAAAGCGCGCGGCGGGCTTGCTCGACGACAAAGGCAACGTGCTGCCTGGCACCTACGCCATCGAGCCAGGCAAGGCGCCGACGCTGCTTCAGGTCAAGGACGTGCCGGCCGATGCGGTCATCGTGTCCACCCCCGAGGACAAGCGTCGCCGCGGCCTAGTCGAGAACGGCGTCCCGATCCCAGGCGTGTTCGCCGTTGAGCCTGGCAAGGCCCCGAAGCGCATCGACAAAGAGGGCGGTCCGCTGGTCAACGTCAACATGCCGGGGCAGGAGCGCCCGCCCACTCCCTACGAGACGGAGCGGGACAAGAAGTTCGCCCCGCTTGCCGTCGAATGGATGTCCGGTGGCCGCTCCACCGCGCTATCCCGAGTCAATCAACTGTCGGCCGTCATCAGCACGCTCGACAAGAAAGAGCGCGTCACCGGCCCGGTGGTAGGCATCACGCCAGATGTGGTCAATGCCTTCATCAACCCCGCGTCTCGTGAAGCCCGCGCCAACGCCGAGCGTGTGATTCAAGAAGGGCTCAAGGCCGTTCTTGGCGCGCAGTTCACGCAGAAGGAAGGCGAGGCGTTCTTGTCTCGGTCGTATGACCCCAAAGCGCCGGCCGCGGACAACGCCCGCCGTCTGCGCGCCATCGTCAACCAGATGCGCGCGGCGGCCAGAGATCGTGATGCCATGCTTGCCTACATTGAAGGGCCCGGGCAAGGCACGCTGCGCGGGTACAAGGGTGCCGTGCCGACGATCACCGATTTCTACTCAGCCATCGACGAAAAGCCGCCCGAAGCGGCGGCTGGAGCTCAGTACGAGGGTCTGAGCAATGAAGAGTTGCTGAGGCGCCTGAGAGGGCAATAATGGACCTCGAACTGCTAATTGAAGCCGAGCGTCGGGGCATTCTGCCCGCAGACAAAGCGGGGCTGCTGGCTGAGGCCAGGCGACGCGGGCTCGTGCCTGCTGCCGGCCAAATCCCCGGCGCAGCGCCCGGTCAAGTGGCCCCTCCCGCACGGCCGGAAGAGCCCGAGACGACCCCCGCGGGAGTCTCTGGCGCGCTCACCCGCGCGTTCGCGCTGCCGGTGGCGGGCGCTGCTGGTGGTTTCGTCGCGGCCGGCCCTCCGGGCGCGGTGGCCGGGGGCGCGGCCGGCGTGCTGGCGCCTGTGGTGGCCGACCCCGTCGTGGCCGGATTCAACCGGCTTTTCGGCACCAACTACCAGGCCCCATCCGAAGCACTGAGCGATCTTCTGACCCGCGTGGGCGTGCCTGTCCCGCGCAGCAGCACGGAGAAGTTCGTTCAGCAGGCAGCTTCCGGCGTGGCGGCCGGTACGGCTATTCCGGCGCAGGCCGGCCGCATGGCGCAGGCACTCGCTCAAGGCACCCGCGCTGCCCCAGTTGTTCAGCCCATCGCCGAAGCCGTTCGAGTGAGTGGCATGGGGCCCACTGGCGGGCGCACTCTGAGCGAGCGCGTCGGCGCTGGCGCGGTGTCGGGCGGCATCGGCGCGGCCCCCGTGGCAGAAGCGCCTGTCGATATCGCTGTCGGCATGGCGGGAGGCGGGGCGTTCCCGCCCGTGGCCAAGGTTGGCGGCCAAGTGGTCAAGGGGCTGTGGGAGACAGCGGTTCAGCCGTTTTCCAACCCCGCGCTTATCGCCGAGCGGCAACTGTTCCGTGCCGCTGGCGGTACGGTCGGCTCTGCCGAGCGCGCCATCGGTGAAATCGAAGCCGGCCGTCAAATCCCTACCACGCCCGGATTCCAGCCCACGCTACCCGAACTGATCGTGGCCGGGGGCGGCGAAGCGCCGCCGACGATGGCGGTGCTGGCCGAGCGCGTTCGTGGCGCATCGCCTGAAGTGGCTCGCGTCACGCAGCGTCTGATGAACGAGCGCGTCGGCGCGCTGCAAGCGCAGTTGGCTCGCGTCAACCAGCAGATTGAGCAACAGGGCGCCATGCTCCAGCCAGGCGCCCTTGACGAACTGACGCAAGTGCGCGACGGCATCTTGCGCAGCCTCGATACCGAGCGGGCTCAGATGGAGGCCGCGCTGCGCGTCGATCTTCCGGCCGGCCCGCAGGAGTCGGGCGAGGCCATCCTTCAGCGTGCGCAATCCCTTGAGGACGCGATCAAACGAACGGAAGTTCGCCCCGCGTACCAGAAGGCGCTGGAAGCTGGTGGCACGGCCAAGGTCAACATCGACAGCGTGGTGGCTGAGGCCGAGCGCGTGCTGGGGCGCCCGCTGTCCTCGTTTGACCCGGCCACCGCACCGGCTATCGTTCGGCGCATCCTCGCGCTGCGCCCCGCCGCGCAGGAGCCGGTAGGTCAAGCCGCGCCGCCGTTCCGCGCTACCTACATTGAGCGCCCCGCGCCGGTACAGCCGCCTGCCTCGGCCACGCTTGCCGAACTGGACGACCTGCGCAAGGCGATCAACTCCGACATCACCGCCGCGGCGCGGGGGTCAAGCACGCTGGCCGGTGTGGAGACGCGCAACCTGCTCGGCCTGCAGCGCACCATCGACGCGGCTATCGACGCCTCCGACACGCTGCCGCAGCAGGCCAAAGACCTCTACGGCGAGGCGGTGGCTACCTACCGCACGCTGTACGCCCCGCGCTTCCGCGAAGGCGAAACGGCGCGCATCCTCAAGCCGGCCATGTTCGGCGAGAACCGCATCGATCCGGCGCAGATCGTCCAGCAGTTCACGAAGGACATCGACGCGGCGCAGCAGTTCCTGACGACGTTCCAAGGCGATGCGCGGGCCTTTGAGTCGCTGCGCAACGGCATCTTGGGTCAGTTCCGACTGGCCGCCGTTGACCCGGCGACCGGCATGGTCGATCCTGCCAAGGCGGCGGGGTTTATGCAGAGCCGCGCGGAAGTGCTGTCGGTGCTGGAAAACGGCGGCTTGGGGCTGCGGCAGACGCTGGAACGGTTCGAGCAGGAGGCCGCGCAAGGCTCCGAGGCGCTGGTCAAACTCAACGCCATCGGCGGCCCGTTCCGCGACAAGACGCCGGCCCAGGTGCTGGACTACATCCTTGGCAGCGGCGAACGGATGGGCGTGGCCCTGAACCGCAGCGGGCCGGCAGAGCGCGACGCCATTCGCCGCGTCGTCTCGACCCGCCTGAACCAGATGCTTACGCAGACGCCTGGCGGCCAGCCGCTGACCGAGGGTGATGCCATGAAGGTGGTCGGTGAGATGCTGGACAGCACGGGCAACCTCAAGCCTGCGTACCGGCAGGCCCTTGGGCCTGATCTGGCGCGTGAGTTCGCCGACCGGGCGCGCGGGATGCGCCTGCTGATCCAGACCGGAAAAGACCCGATGCTGCGCAACCCGAACGCCGTCGCACCGATGCTACGGGCGCAGAACTTCACGCCCGAACAGTTGACCGACATCCAGTTGGTGATCGACGACATCGCTCGCGCCAACAAGGTGGCAGAGGCGGCTCGCGCTGCCCGCGCTTCCGCGCGGCCCACCGGGCGCGATGTGTTGGCAGAAGAGGCCGACGAAGGCACACTACGCGCCGACAAGCTCAACCTGCTCAACCGGGCGTACACGCTGTTCCGCAACGTCTACATGGGCGCCAAGGACCGGCTCAACCCCAAGATCGCCGCGCAGCTGGCCAACATGATGTACAACAACCCGGATGCGGCGGTAGCGGCTCTGAAGTCCGAGATTGCTCGGGCGCAGCGCAAGGCGCGGCCCGCGGGCGCCAGCCGCGCCATGCCAGCTGCGTATGGCGCCGTCTACGGCGGCGCGTCCACGCAGGCCGTCGATGTGCTTCGCCCCGAAGAACAGGAACCCCAACCATGACCACCCTCTCCATCCAGCCCCCGTTCCCGATCTTCAGCGACCGCGACGGCCAGCCGCTGGAGAACGGCTACGTCTGGATCGGCACGGCGAACCTGAACCCGATCACGAACCCGATTGCGGTCTACTGGGATGCGGGGCTCACGCAGCCCGCCGCCCTGCCGGTGCGCACGATCAACGGCTACCCGGCCAACAACGGCACGCCTGGGCGGCTGTACGTTGCGTCGGACTTCTCGATCACGGTGCAGGACGCCAAGGGGTCGTTGGTCTATAGCGCGCTCAACGAGAACGCGCTGAGTGCGGACGGTGTGCTGTTCATCCAAGCCGGCGCGGGCGCGGTGACGCGCACGGCGCAGGCGAAGATGCGCGACGAGTTCAGCGTCAAGGACTTCGGTGGCAACCTAGCCACGGCGGTGGCCGAAATCGGAGCCGCAAGGAAGACGCTGGTTGTCAACGATGCGGTGACGGTATCCGCGAACTTGACGATCCCCGCGAACGTCACGCTGCGATTTGAGAGCACCGGGCTGATTACTCTCATCTCGGGCGCACGGCTGTTCATCAACGGCGCCGTAGAGGCCAATCGGCTGCAGCAGATTTTCTCGTGCAGCCTGTTCACCAACGCCATCACGGCCAGCATTGACGCCAACGGCCTGATCGTCACCGCAGCGGCTACCAGCACAATTGCCCCCGGACAAATCGTGACCGGCGCCGGATTGCGGCAAGGCATTCAGATTTTCCAGGCCTACGGCACCAGCGGCATCGGCACCTACGCGATCAACGGCTTCAACGGCATCATCGCCTCGCAAGCGATGACGCTTGTGAGCAGCCCGGTGATCTTCGGCGTAGGCACGGTGGAGGCGGTCTACCCGACTTGGTTCGGCGCTGTGAAAGACGGCGTGACCGACTGCTCGACGGCGGTGAACTTGGCCGTCTACAGCCAGACCTGGGGCGGCACGGTCAGATTCCCGGCTGGCGGCTACGTTGTCACGCAGCCCACTGTCCTGCACCCAGGCATGACGGTAGAAGGTGACGGGGTGAACAATGACTACTCTGGAGCGCCGCCGCCGAATCAAGTCAGCTTCATGTCCACGATCTTCGTGACAGCGGACAACACCAGCGCGTTTGTGATTTCGGAGCGGTGCAACCAAGTCAACATCAGAAATCTGGTGTTCTCGACCAAGAACCCGCCGTACCTGAGCGGTGGAGACTACGCGCCGTTCGGCACGAACCGCAGGGCCATTCTGTACGAAGGCCATGCCCCGCAGGGCATCTTCGGCGGCGTGATTGAATCCTGCCAGTTCTTCGGGTTCACGACAGCTATCCTCGCCAACGACTCCTGGGCTCCGAACGGTGATGGCGTCGGGCCGCCGGGAACGTACTGGAACGGGACTGCAAGCGTCACCTACTACGACTGGCAGATCAACCCGCTTGATGTCATCAACTGCCAGTTTGTCGGCAACGCCTACGGCATCTTTTTCAACGCCAACAACTGCGATGCTTGGCGCATCGTGGACTGCGTGTTCGTCATGCCCGCCAACGGCATCGGCGTGCATCTGCTCAGGTGCGGCTTCATCAAGCTGGACAACTGCTTCGCGTTCGCCGGCAACCTCACCAACACCGAGTTCGTCAATCTGGTGGGCAGCGGCGCAGAGGCGTTGGACGCCGTTACGCTTGACAACTGCCAAGCGGAGAACTGCTCGCACTTCGTCAACTTCATATCCGGCAGCACCAACAACACCCCGCCACAAATAAACGTCCGAAATTCCATTCACCAAATTGCGGCCGATGTGTATCTGGGCTCGCCTTGCGAGTACAACAGCCAGAACAACCACATCATGTCGTACATCTATGTGCAGTCCACGGGCGTGCGCATCAACTCAATCAACGACAAGTATCAATTCCTGAACTTTGTCAGCGGGCCGACATGGGGCATTTCGGTGGTGTCTGGTGACGCCGACACCATCAACACCTACGTTCCCAGCCGCAACCCATCCTCGGCGCTTGGCGAAAACGCATGGTTTAGCGGCTCCGCAATCAACGCCCAGCCAAACGTACAGACGATTGACAACTACCCGGTTGCAAATAAAGACGTCACGGTAATCATCGACAGAGCATCCACAACCACGGTCGTGCTTCCGGTGGCGGTTACATACCCCGGAAGACGGTTGAGAATTGTCACTCGTCAAGCTCAATCTGTTTTGTCTTCGCAGTCCAACATCATCCCTCAAGCTGGCGGCGCAGCGACCAACGCGATCCTCGCGGCCACGGCGGGCAAGTGGGCCGATCTGGAGTCTGACGGAGCCAACTGGTTGATCACCGCAAGCAACTGACCATGATCCCCAAAGACAAACTCCTCCACATCGCCCTCGGCGTGCTGGCCATCGCCTGCGCGCTGGGCGCGCTCTTCATCCACGACTGGTTCGGCTTGGGCGCGTGCCTGGCCTACACCACGACCGCCGTGGGCGTGCTCTACGAGGTCCAGCAGTGGTATCGCAAAGAGGGCCAGCCTGACCTGCTCGACGCAATCGCAACCGCTGCGCCCGGATGGCTGGCGTGGCTTGTCTTGGAGATGATGAAGTGAGCCCACCCTACGACGGCCCAGAGCGGCGCACGGACACACTGACCGAGGATCGCGTGAAGCTGATGATCGCAGAGGCCGTGCAGCAGGCGCTCACGAACCACGAGCAGCACCTGACGGCGCACATGGACAAGCAGTTCGCGGCGCTGCGGCAGACGTTCGCCGAAGCGTTCCCGGGCGGCGACCCGCATGGGCATCGCATCGCGCATGAGAAGGCCATCGCCAACGCGGGCTGGTGGGACAAGGTGAAGTCCGACGCCTTCGCCAAGACGGCTAGCCTCGGCCTGTGGGCGGCGCTGGTGTTCCTGGCCGTGGGGGTGTGGGAGCATGTGAAGAATGAGGTAAGGCGATGACGTTTGCCCTGAGCCAGCGCAGCCTGGATAACCTGATCGGCGTGCAGCCCGTGCTGGTGGCCGTGGTCAAGCGGGCCATCCAGATCACGAAGGTGGACTTCGGCGTCATCGAGGGCCTGCGCACGCAGACGCGGCAGCAGGAACTGGTCAACTCAGGTGCGTCGCAGACGATGAACTCGCGCCACCTGACCGGACAT